TTCTGCAAGAGCTAGGTAGTCCGCGACCGCACTGTTAAGGCACGGTCGCGACCCCCATTACTTGCCGCGAATTTTGTTCATGGCATCCATGATTTTGCCTTCGGGTGACATCATGCCTTTGCGAACCTTAGCAGCGCCGCCGGCAGCCTTCTTCATAATTGCACCGCCCTTCTTAAAGCCGGGGCGAGTAACGGGCAACATCCGTGGAATTACGTCCGGGGCTGGATTCTCACGACGCCGACGCTCAGCCTCAGCTTTAATTTCTGCAACCCTAGTTTTAGCTGTTCCGCGTTCTACCGGAGTAGCGTCGTAATTTACAACAAAACGCGCCTTTCCAGTGCTAGGCATTGATTTAGCAACAGCTATTTTTTCTGCAATAGTCGCATTTTTTGGAGCAACCAGAGCTTGATTCCCCATCATCCGCTGCATTGCAGCAGATGTTTGACCGGCTGTTGGGCCTACTGGAGTTCCCTTCATATTGCGACCTTCAGTGCGGCCACCGGCAGCTTTCTTAACTGGTTTTTTCATATTCTTCATTCCCTTCATAGGTGAACCAATAGCAATCATGACAGCGAGTCCGTTTTTCTTTGGCTTGCCACCCTTTTTCATGCCGCCCATTTCGGTGGCCAGCTTCTTAGCAGTGTCAGCGGATGTCTGAACCTTACCGCCCTTCTTATAACGGCCACCTTCAATGTCAGCAGCGCGATTACCACGGGTGATGGCTGCACCCTGTTCTTTCGTCACCTTCATCTTGGCATACTCTTCGCGACGCTTGCGATCTGCTGCGCGCTCAGCTGCGGTCGGCTGAGGAGGAGCCTTCTTCTTAACAACACCACCAACCTTATAGGTTGGGATAGGGCGGGCGTTTGCACGCTCCTGAAGCGCCTTTGCACCATTAGGTTGCTTAGGCATTGGCTCAGCGATTGCTGGGCCGAAAATTGCACGAGCCTTAGCCCGCATGTCAGTCATCTTCATTGGAAACCTCCATTGTTACGCAGGGCTTCGGATTCCAGCTTCATTACCGCAATCCGCTCTCTCGAAGCTCGGTCTTCCGCGTCAGTCCGGGCTTCTATTTCCGCCTTCGTTATTTGAACTTGGGCGTCAAGTTTGCTATCAGCATCACGCTGCTGAACCTTCATCTGCTCCACCTGAAGCAATGGGTCTGGGCCGGGAGGCTGAGACTTATAGGATGGTGCAAGCTGCTGCATGGCCTGTGCAACCATAACCGCAAGCTGGTTCTCAATCTCTGGTGGTAGCGGCTGGCCGGGAGGCGGAAGCGGCTGCCCAATGATCTGCTCAACCTGCAAGCGCATCTTCAGAGCTAAGTGCTCATTAATGTGCGCCTGCAGCGCTGGGTTCTCTTCAGCAATCGGAGCGTGCGCCGCGATGTGCGCATCGTGATCCTGATACGCGCCAGCGATCAATGGGATGCCGACCAGCGCGTTCTGGTTCTCAGACAGCGGATCCATTGGCCTTGGCTTCTGCTGCTCAGGCAACAGGAGCATTTCAATCTTCTCTTCAGGAATCCCCATCTCAACATACATCTGACGATAGGCTTCGCGCAGATTGTGCTGGTCAGGCTGCTGTGTCGCGAAACGCAAAAGGGCCTCAGCCCTCATCATGCGCTGCGCCGACGACGAAATGTTTGGATCGCTTACCGGAATGACATCGATGTTATCCGAGAAGTCTTCCCGCATAATCGCCGACATGCCGCCGCGAACTGGGAATGGATACGGTTCGTCTGGCAGATACTTGCCAAACAAATTCGCAATCATCTTTAGTTCCCGATTGAACGCCTTATGCGACCGCTTGAGCGTCGCCGACTGGAGTCGGGTTGCCGCTTCCATAAGAGCCACAGTCGTTCCAACTGGAGCATCTTGTCTGCCCTCACCCACCGCAATTTCGGCTGTGTTGGCAAGATTCCGCGCACTCTCATACGTTTCCTTCAGCAGCGCCAAAGAAACCTGCGAAGGTTCCTTATACGGCATCGTCATGATTGCGTTCTGAATCGGCATGCCGCCCGTGTCGATTTCACGGAACTCCGTCGGGCCAATCCCGATGTTGTTGTCGTCCAGACGCATGCCCTTAACGCGCAAGCCACCGGGGAAGTTATTCAACGTCGCCGCGTCAATCAGCTGGCGACGGATTGATGTAGCCGTCTTCGCCGAGTTGCCCAACAAGTGCGCATAGCCAAGGCCATAGAAGCCAACGCCGGGCATCAGCTTATAGTGAACAAAGCAATCCTGACGCTTAAACGTCGGGTCATTCTCTTCATAGTTCCGATAGATCGACAGAACCTTACGGCTGCCCTCATCAATCGTCACGATATACGGCAAAGGAATACCATCCTCGTTCTCAAAGCCTTCGAGATTCAGGTCAGCATAAACCTCATAAATCCGGTACTCTTCCGTGCCTTCAGCGCCGGGTTCAACACCCTGAACGCCATCAACCTCTGCACGAATCGGCGTCTGGCCTTCATCATCCGGCTGCGGATCGCCGACCTTGATGTCGCGATACACGCCTGCCAACTGCGCCAAGCGGAAATTGCGGCGCGTCATGGGCGTAATGTGGCAGAAACGTGGCGATGTTTCCAAATCCGTCGTGCCATACGAAACAATAAAGTTATCCGGCAAAACAAAACGGCTTACCGGGCGTCCCAGCAGCCGATCCTGATATACTTTCTTGAACGTCGAGCCCACCAAAGCCAACCAGAACAGCATCTGATCAAACTCTTCGTAGAACTCAGGGGCCAATTCCGTAAGGTAAAGGTTCATGAAGTCCTTAACCCGCGACGCCTGCGCCTCAAGCTGCTCGTTCGCTACGCCCGTGATCTGCGTCTTAACAGGACCACTGGCCGGTAACAGCTCACCACAGGCAACAGCCTGCCAGCGCACAACAGCCTCAGCCAAGAGTGGATCGTAAACGCCGCACGCGCCTTTGAACGGCGTCTGGCGGTCTTCGATCTTCAAGCCCATCAGCTTAATGCCCTCAGACATCGTGGTTTCCCACTCGCTGCGGCTCTGCTTATCTTCCTCAACGCCGCTGAGCAACATCTCGCCCAGTCCCGTCAGGTCCATGTCGTCCATGTACAGCGCAAGGTTCGACTCGTGCTTGATCTCGTCTTCTTCGTCTTCCGAAGGATCAAAATCAATCTCAACGCCACCATCATCCAGTTCGGTGATCTCAGCGCCATCGACCATCTCAGGGCCGCCCATTTCAATTTCGTATTCTGCGTCGCCCTCAGGCATATCAACATCAACGCCACCAATGCCCTCAAACTGAGGGCGTAGTGTGTCTTCGAGTGTCATCGGTTTGCGGGCCATTATGCCTCCTATCAATAAAACGAAGCGCGTTCAAGCGGTACGTCATATACCTCTTCATACGGGTTTTCCGTATTGTGTACCCAACCAGACTGCTTAACCCGCAAGAATGCCATAGTCATCGTGTCAACCCAGTCCCTCGAATCCGCTGCCGGAAACTGCACGCACTGTTCCATAAAGTCACGCGCCCACGGCCTCAACTCATCATATGACGGCTTCATCGCCGGTAGCCACACCCTACCATTTTCAATCAAGTCAGTCACCAATCGAACGCGTGCAATCTTATCACCAAACTTATCAGGATTAAACGGCGTTGCAACAATTCCCGCACGGCCCAAATCCTGTATCAGCATCTGGCCGTTCGCCTTCGCCTCCACCAGCACCGTATCGGGCCTGCGATTCTTCGATACCTTGATGGGCGTGCGATAGTTATCGTCCCTGTAATCCGTCGCCATACGCTGCACCATGCGCCGCAGTATCGGCCACTCCGCCCGGTCGCGCCACACCGACAACAGTATCAAGTTCGGTATATCGTTATCGTCATCAAACACGCCCCACGTCGTTGACGCGCTAAACGCCGATGTCTTGTTCGCCGTCAGAGCCGTATCCCACGCCTGTATAACGTACTTCACCTCCGGCGGATCAGGGGAGCGCCACCACTTAAACCACGTCTGATCAATGATACCACCATCATCCACAACCGGATTCTGCTGATACAGCGACGACCAGATACGGCTCGTCGTGGAAGGCTGGCGGCGGATCTTCTCCAGTTCCTCTTTCGGAAACTGTTCCGGCCACAGCGCATCTCCGGGCTCTCGCCCCAAAATGTCGTTATCCACCGCCAGCGCAGGCAAAATTACCCGCTCCCACTTCTCGCCCTCACCATCCCGTTCGCCCTGATCCAAGCGACCCATGTGGTCACCCAAATGCCAGCGCGTTCCAATCAGGATGATCGGCGTGTCCTTGTTCTTACGACGCGTGAAAAAATCCGCACCGTACCATGCCCATAACTTATTACGCTCACTGTCCGACTCAGCCGCCTGAATACCCGACAGTAAATCGTCCCCAATCAATATATCCCCGCGCCGCCCAGTCACGTTCGCGCCAACAGCCGTCGCGTGATAACCACCAGCCTGCGTCGTCATCCACTCGCCAGCAGCCGTCTTATCCGCACTAATCCCCACATCCGGGAATAACCGCCTATGCTCGTCGCCCTTGATGACGTTCCGAACCTTCAAACCAAACGAATCCGACAGCTCCTGCTTGTGCGTCGCAAAAATTACGTTCTTCGTCGGGTTCTTCGCCAAGTAATAGGCCGGGAAGTAATGCGACGCGGCAAACGACTTACCATGCCCCGGAGGCATCGAAATCATCAGTCGCTGTATCTTACCCTCAGCAACCTCATCCAGCTTGTCACAGATCAACTTCAAATGCGGCGGCGGCTTCAAACCACTCACATACTCAATATACGCAGCAAACGATGCCATCGCCTCCTCGCGGGCAACCAGCTCCGCCAGCAAATCGTCCATCGTCAGGTTATCGTTCATTCCTAGATAGCCTCATACGTGTCTGAAAACGCCTGTGGGCTCAGTGCTGTCACATGCCCCATCTCGTTCTTCACAATCCAGCAATAAGGCGACGCAAGCTCTTCCCCGAATGCGGTGTCCAATACGATCTGACTGTGCCGATTGACCGTCACATCATCATCGATAAAGGCGGCAATCTCAGGCAAATTATGCCCCGTCCACTGCTTCGCGGTAACACTCAGTGGCTTCCTACGGTACTTCACACGCGCCACCCATAACAGTCCAGCGAACCCCACACCCGCGAATATCGCAGCATGAACCGAAAGCGGCCCAGAGCCACAATAAACCCAAGACTGCCTGAGCGGCGCGGGTACACGTTAATCCCCGTCCTAACCGGCCCACACTCGTCACGGATATATATCAACCCTCAAACTCCTCACCGTGTAGCCATGCCATCACGATCCGACGCAGCATCTCTTGATTCTGGGCGGTGTAGGTAGTCTCGGTATCGTCGTGCAGGACAATCTTACTGTCATCCGCCAACCACTCATCAAAGCCCTCACCCTTGGTCAGCGTGATTGACGTTCCATCCCCAACTATTGTGAGCGGCATACCCAGCTTATCGCTGTCACCTGCAAACCCACGCACAAAACACTGATTAATCTTCATCACTCAACATCCCTATAATCAGCCTCAATAACCATCGCCGGCTTCGCCCTATCCGCAACCATCGCCCTTAACGTCTGCAGATCCAGATCCTTCGCCGTCACCGTGTGATTGATATTCAACGTCTGATCCATAAACCCTAGCAACTGCGCCTGCGTCTTCACCGCACTAATCGCACTCGTAAAGTTCTTCGCATCCAACGCACGCTCATGCACCGCCTGCAACTCATCCAAGAACAAATCACGCGTGTATTCCGTGCGCTCAATCGCCATCCCGGAAGTCTCAGCCTCAGCAATCAAACGCTGAACCTCAACCCGCGCCAACTGACGCTCCGCAACTACCTTGATGTGATATTCAGGGTTCGTAATCCCAGCGCGAACACACGCCAACTCAGCAGCGTTCTTAGACTTCAATGCACGCAGACGCACATACTCACGCGCAAAAACCAAATCACGGTCCTCACGCATCGCAACCTCAGCATCCTCGCTGATCAACGAGCCTAAGCCAAATCCGTCGTCATCCCAATCCATATCCATCCTCTATAATCATCAACGACATTAAAACAATATATAAATTTTTTTGGATCCACCAATATAAACAAAGGGGGGCATTATCGGGG